ACCGCCACCGTTCCCGCCTGATTCCGGGAAAACGTAAGTTTTTGTTTCACTCATATTAATATACGATTATAACACGGTCAATATTAACCGCATCACAAAAGTATATAATAGAGACTGCTTAAATCAGCACTCATTTGCAAGCGATTTGCGAATATTTTGCAGATATATTGCAATCATTTTGTTTGTATTTTTGCGGCTCTCAAAAGTGGATATAAGATAGCGTATACTGGCAGATGTCTTATGAAGTAGAGCGGCTATCTGTTCAGGATATAGACCATATTCAGTAAGGAAGAATACTACGATAGAGCGGGCATCGACAACCTCGGTCACTTTGCTTGATGAAAGGATTAGTTCAGTAGAAACTTCTGTTTCTTTTCCTACAAGGTTCAATATTTCGGCAAAAATCTCTGACTTACACATGGTAATTAATTTTTTTGTTGTACTTTTGCCCTTGCCAATCAGTACATATACCAAAAGAACAAAAGCATACTTCGGAATGTTAAGGATATTATACCCCCTGACACAACCGATGTATGCTTTGGTGTATTAAAGTATTGATTGGCGTCAACTTTAATGTGTCGGGGGTTCTTTTTACTCTACCCCCCAAAAGAGCTACATTTGTTATGATAACCGGCCTTCTACTTTACCGGATAAACTTAGTGCTTAGTATTAATTAATGTATCATTTTATCCTCCTTTCCTTTAAAACCTTTTTCCAACGGAAATTGTTATATAAGTGAAACTTAAACTTTTCATACCGGGGAGGTCTGTGAAGATATTAGCCGGTTAATTTCTGAATAACTTAAGCATTAACACAATAGATAGTATTACAATTACGCCAACAGCCCAGCCGCCAAGCTCTATTTTCATCTGTTGCCACCGGGTTAGCTGTTTCTCCACCGGATAAGGGATCTGCACGGAATCGGTCAGCATTACCGTATCTGTTTTGTTAATTGTCAGATACCGGTATTTATACCGATACTTCTCCTTGTAGACAGTATCTCCCTTTACGAATAGGAATATACTGTCATGCTCATAGATGCTGTCAAAACGGATGCTATCACGTGTCTTATACTCCGTCTTCACAGTCTCTACCGGAACATACTTAATGCTCCGGCAGGATGTGAGACATATTGCCAGCATCAATAGAATGATGTAGAGCAAGTTTTTCATAAAACGCTATCACTTGAAGACCACTCCGAACTTGCCAGCAAAGCATTCAATTCTTCGCCTTCGTATACCGGATAAGGATAAACCGGCTCTTGCGGAGTATCCTCTTCGTCCAGTAACGGCAAAGTCATGATACTTGGGAACAACTTTTCATAGTGATCCAATTTCATAATCACCTGTGTACCGTCAACGCTCTTTCTCGGAACCAAGTGCAGTTCATCGAGTACCTCCTGCGGTATCTCGTTCAAATTCTCTGTGGGGAATGTAATGTATTTCATAATTACTATTAAAACGTTTTATTTGCGATTAGGAAGGAAGCAATTTTTTTAGCTATTTCCTTGAATCCTTTTTTAGGGTGTGTACCATCATTATCATTGAAGTATTGGCTGAAATTATACTTATTCCACCCCAACGTATTATACATATCACAGCATGGGATATGGTTAAGTCTTACTTCATTTTCAATAGCTTCACTAAAATCTTTAAGTGTCCCATTTTTCAATGAGTCAGAGGTGTTAGGCTCATTGCTTCCTGATTGTGGAAGATATGGTTGTTCAGTGCTACCCATCCTATCACTCCAATACCTATCATCCCATTCGGAAATAGAGTAAGACGAATATCGAACAATAGGGGTGAACCAATAGATTTTCACATGAGGGTATGTCGATGATAACAATCTTATAATTTCATTGACAGCTCCTAAAGTTTTACCAATATCCGTACTTCCACTTTCACCTAACGTCGCAGAATATGAAGGCCAGTCATTTGTTCCTGCAAAAACTGTAACTGCATCAACAGAATCCCAATCTACAGTCTTCAATAATTGAACTATTGCAGTATTATCGTCGGATGAATTGTTTTTTAAATATTCTGCTGCATTTTCCTGAATTGTAAAATCTCCCGAACAAGCAGCCTTAACCAGATTTATGATATCTAATGCAGCATAAGCCTGATTTGAACTGGTAGGAGTTTCTACAGGATTAGTTCTTTGCCGAATCTGTGTGCCACCAATTCCTGCGTTATACACTTTACATCGATATATATCCTGCATATAATCACTATACCTTAAATTATATGCATCCGCCATCTCCGTAATACTATCCCCAAAACACAATATCGTCTTACCGATAAGATTATCATCTCTATTTTCTATCGTTGAAATCCGGGTTTCTAAAGAGGATATTTTATCTTTCTGTGACAACTTCGATGTTACTTTTTGCCTATTCAAAGAAGAGGTGTTTATTTCCGTATTAGGTTGCAAATATTGATCTGTTATAGAGTCCCAATTAACTATGACATGAAGGATATATTTACCCAAAACGCCACTGTTTGAAGTAGCGTATATTTGTAGTTCTTCCATTCCTGATTTGGGACCATCACTATAAGCTTTAGAAAAATACGCTTTACCGGAAGCATCATCAAAGCGTACTACTGTTTTATAATTTCCGGAAGAGTTACCTAGATAAGTACAATATAGTTTGTCTGGCAGAGGAATACTTTCATCCAGAACTTCCAACCACAAAGAAGTTACAGCTAATAGAAATATTTTATCATTATCATTTTTCTCAATCACACCTGATGTAGGATTGCTATAATAATATAAATTTTCGTTATTTCGGTCAATGGTTTTCGCAATGACTCCCCATTTTTGCTCGGAGTCTTTTGCTATATCAAATATCTTTTCCATAATATCATTCGTTTTTAATTAATATTTCATTTGAAATTAAAGTTGAGTTGCTTAGTTGGGTGAGGATTCGCCAAACATTTCCTTGTATTCCTACATACTCGTTCAGCTCTAAAATCTTGTCGTCTGTTGAGATTTCATCGAAGAGCATGAAGTCGTAGAGAGACATTTTAGCAAAATTAGATGTTTTACCAGTATTACAACCAATTACTGGTACTATTACACCTCCTAAAGAAGAATTAACAATTGTAATATTATGAGTTATATCTTTTAATGTATAAGTTTCAATATTATTATTTTCTATTCCATCTATATAAGTTTTACCATTCGGATTACGTGCCTGATATGCTATTCTAGAATTAACTGCATCATCTTCTAAAGTTGTAAGTACAGCAAAACTTCCAGATGCTCTTTGATCATATAATAGTACTGGAGCTTTTTGCCAATTTACTTTCATCAACATTTGTTTGCCACCAACCGTAGTAGGAATAGTAACAAAGTCATCTACACCATCAAATTGGTATGAACCATCTTCATTAACCCCACTACCTTCTCCATAAGCCGAGTTATGAATAACTCCATGATTACTGTGACCAGATATATCGGGAATATAACCTAATATCTTATAACTAGAGTTAGGTATTCTCAATAGTCTAGGAGAAAGAATACATTTAGGTTCATTATTGTCAAGAAGCCAAATCTTATTACAAGATAATGAAATAGATTGCTTAGTTACCGTAATATTAAGATTAGTTAGTTGATTATAACTATACGCTTTTCCTTCATATTCGTAACTCCGAATACTATATAAACCATTAAGAAGATTAGGATTTTCACCTTGAATAAGTTGTATAGAACTTCCTACTTTAATCTTATCTCCCCAATTATATTTTTTACTAGTATTCCTATCTTTAATTTGGAATATTACAGGATACGGTTGTTTAATATCCTCGTATCTGATGTACTCATCAATTGTGATATTTATCTTTTGAGGGGAGTTGTTGAAAGGAAATTCAAACTTAAATCTACCATCAACATGAATAGAACTACTGGTAGGCTCTTGTCCATTGATAGTTAGATTAGCAACTTCATCCACTCCGTTTGTAGCAACATATACTACTAGAGATGTGTCAGTAGATAATATTGGATAATATTGCCCTATAACAGGAGTAACTGTACCTTGTCCCGGTATTATAAGTAAATAACTAATAGAGGCATATTCTACACTACTTTTAATAACAGGTCTGAACTCCACCATATCCGGATACAGCGTACCCAGCTTGTGCTTCTTCAACTGACGCTCGATCAAGAACTCGGACATACTATAAGGGAAGGACATTAAGGAATAGATAGCCCCCGTAAAAAATAGTTGAGCATCATCTCTGTAAGTACCTAGCCACATAGAATCGTAATCTGTTCCTGTTCCACTATTTATACTATTGCCATCATTTACATATTTGGATTGATAGTAGATTTTTCTTTCATAATCACTTACATTTGTCAATACAGTGTTTGTTCCGAACGAATAAGAACTAAGTACTGAACCTATATTTAAATAGTTAAACAGGAAAGCACCATAACCTGATACTTTGGATTTAGATAATATTGGAGCATCTTGCGCATTTTCTTTTGCAGATATTCTAACGTAATCAGTAATAACAGTATAATCCTTGTAAATCGGCATCCCTGTCACCTTGCCGAAGTCATTGATACCGTCAAGGAGGAGAGCACCTGCGTGGGAGGGAATCTGGGTGATGGTTATATCACAGTCTCCAATATATCCTCGTATAGAAAATCTAAAATTGGTATTGTGAGAATCACCTTGATATGCAGCCGAAGCAGGTAAATCATAAATACCATCGGTAGAATACTGTTTAGTTGTGCTATTACCAGATTCATCTAAATACGTAAACTCTAATATAGCTCCAATTTCATCTAATCCGATCACTTGTATTTTTGTGGAATTAATGGCTGCTAAAGTTTGTCCCCAATTATAGAAAATATTTCCAACACCATCTTTTATAATCTTGCTAATTGAGCATGATTTATAGGTAGCTGTAAATACTGATGTTGTATTATTATAATTTAATGATGCGAAATCAACCTCATACTTTCCTATACCTGAATCCCCCTTCCAAGCAATATTGTTCAACTGTATATCCCTACCGTTGCCTGAAAAGTCAATCAGCTTATTATTAAACTCTGTATGATTCTCGTTGGTGATTCCCTGTTTTTTTACATCACACAGTATATCAGGTTTAAGAGTTCTATCCAAGTTGAAGTAAGCGATTACTTGGTTAATTTGGTCGGCAGTCAGTACCTTGTTGGCGATGATTGTCCAGTACCAAGCTACTTGACTAGTTTCAACTATGCTGTCATTACTAATATATCCAACTACACTAAATTTTGAGGCCAAATTAGTATTACTAGAGGCAGAGGCAGTATAATCTGCTTTATCTCCTAATATATTATTTATTACATTAATAGTAGAACCTTGAATATTGTCTTTATACCATCCGTATATTCCAGTCTTATCTGTTAGACTAATTGCATTTCTACCTACAACACTTCCAGAAGTTCTAATATTATTTGTAGTAATAAAGTTACTAGGTTTATCTATCTGATGAATCATACTAACAACAGTAACCTCATCAGTAATACCCATCTCCTGTACGGTTTTGGTGGAAGTAATCAGGTCTTCAACTCCATCGGTGACGAAGGCACCATAGTAAGGACTACCTTTATCTGCGTAGCCACTTCCTTCGGTGTAAGCCGCATTACTAATCACAAACGGATTGTCAGGGTCCACCAAGTTCTTGACAACAGCCCTGTCCGGGTCGTCGTTGCTCTTACCGTAGCAGATGCACACAGCTTTCAAGGAGGCTAAGACTTCCGGGTTGATGTAAGGACGGTCGGAACCGGAAGCTCCCGGAACTCCCAACTTAATCGCATTTATGCGGATAGGATCAAGCCCTATCCGGTCAAGCCTAATCGGATTTAATCCTATCGCTCCCATTATTCTTCTGATTCAAAGTATTGAGCCTTGGTTGGCTGCGTTTCACATTCAACCTTGATATATTGTCCGGGTATAAGACCGACAACTGGACGGGCGAAATTCAGAGTAGTGAAATTTCTAGTCTCTACAACGGAGTATTTTTCTCCATCATAGCTTATATAAACAGCCAGCTTCCCGGATTCTTTAAACTCTAGCTGGAGCCCAATGGTTTCTGAATTTACCTGTATGGGATCGCTTAGGTAACGTTTTTCTGCGATCTGGCTAAATGTAATATCTGTTGATTTCATGATTGTTCCTCCTATAAATTATAATTTTAAAACCTGTTTTTTCACATTGCAGCTATCATAGCTAACGTGAACCCATGAGAAGTTCTTCTCATCTATCAGCTGCGTAAAAGGAAGTTCAAGTTCTTGTACGAGATTGAATAGCTTTTTGTTTTCCGATTTTGTGTTCGGAGTGCCAACTATATCGGCTGCCATTCCTTTCATGTGTTCGCTGGTCTTACTTCCTCCTACAGCCTTGTTTAATGCTTCGCAACGGTATCCGCTCGTTACAGTGATAGGTTTGCCATAGGCTTCTCGGAGAGGATCAAGAACGTTGTCTATTAAGCCATTCACATTGCATATCAATGCTTTCGGCAGACGGTTGTCGATACCACGCCTATCTGCCGTTTCGCTCTTTACCATTTCGGCTACAGTGAAATACTTTCCCATATATCTTTCCTCCTATAATATCAATGTTAATACTCCCAACGCCAGACCCACGCAATCACAGATGATGTCTTTAATTGAAAACTCTGTTTTCTTGAAGTATTTGTCGTATACTTCCTTCAGAACGAAGATCACGACGGTTATAATGATTGCTTCCCATAGTGGCACAATTCCAAAAAACTTTGATAACCACATTATCAAGTTCTGGCATACTATAATGTGAGCCATTCCGTCTATTCCGATCTTGGATAGAAGCTTGCTGGCTAATGCGCTGATTTTATTTATCATATTCATTTTCTATTTTATTCTACTATTCCCTGTTTTTTTACGTTTCTTGGGCTTATTTACCGCAAATGCATAGAGTATGATAAAAAGCAAAAAGGGAAAAACACAAATAATAGTGTATAAATTCATACTTACTTCTCCTTTTCTATAATTTCTTTCACATCTTCCTTATCAACCTTAAACACCTTCTTACCAAACACACCCAAAGCCCCGATAAGATTGATGTTAATCCCCTTTGGCTTCAGTATATTCCCAACTATCGAGCATCCCTCTATGAAGCATACCAATAAGCAGGAATACACATCTATAGGATATTCATTGTGGCTTGCCACGCTAATCATGCAGACCATGCAGACGAAAGCAAAGTAAGTGACCATCTTTCCCATAGTGGCACGGATTGCACGTGAGAATCTGACCTTTTCACCCATTAGTATACTTTTTCTTACTCCGAATAGGAGATCACAGAGGATTACAGCACATGAGACAATCAGCCACGGAATCATATTTTGCAATGATTCGGCAACAAATGCAGTGGCTATTGCGGCAAATCCTCCGGTTGTGGTATGTACTATTGCTTCTTTCATACGATACAAGTTAGATAAACGGCCAACAATGAAATTACCTCAATCCAGAACATCGGCTTTCTCTTTATGAAGTCAGAGATGAAATTGCCTGTCCAGTGCTCACTCATGGAGATAACCATGTAAGCGATGAATCCAGCCCATAACAGTAACCAATACCAAGAATTGCAACCTACCCATATCTGGGAGAAGATTAAAGACATGGCAGCACCGATACAATGTGCGGTTTTCTGGCTTCCTTTGAAATTGGGAGACACACCTAATACAATCATCCCGATAACCGAAAGGAATACGAGGGACTGGCTGTTTTCCGTACTTGCTTCAAATGCTGCCGGGAGAAGCAATGCACCGGAGCCGATCATACAAAGCCCGAACCAGAACTTATGCGTCAGGGCATAGTAGGTATCACTGATAGAGTAAGGGATTTCCTTCATCTTCTTTATCATTGCAAAGACGTAACCGGCAATGAGGATGAACGACATTAATACTAGTAGAATCATAGCTTTATCTGTTTATTGTTTATAAATTTAAGAATAGAAGTAAGCAATGAAATCA